AATAAAATTCTCTCGGATTGTCGATCTATAAGTACTCTTACAGAGCCTAGATTATTTAAACTCTTATCATTTTTTGATGATAAGAATATTCTAGATTCTGTAATCGGTACCGAGATCAACAAGTGTCGATTTCACTACATCAAGGATCCAAGTCATTTCCGACATTGTCTCGGATTGGCTGATGCTATTGACCTTTCATTAACTACAAGTGGAATTACAGTAGGATTTCCTAGTCGTATCCGTCAATTGGTACAACCTAACTCTCCTTGGGGAGTTAGAATGTACTCAAAAAACGGAGCTAAGAAATTCTCCTATTCGATGGCTCGTGTAACCACGAAGCATCGTTTATTCCACTTGTTACTTCATTATCTTCGTTCCATTCCCCAGAAGGAATTTGAACGTGATTATGTAAAGTTAATTAAGGTCACACTTGCTTCTAAGTTTTCGGAGCAAATGGGTCAAGAATTACCAATAGGTGAAACTTTCCCCCTATTTCCTCCTTTTACTCAAGCGAAATTGGACTCTGTCTTTTTAAGATGTAATAACCCTAAAGAGAGAAGAGTTCAATTTTACTTCAATCTTCTCCAGTCGAAGGCTTTATGTGCCCCTGTTGGACAAGATATGATAGAAGAAGCTTATGATAAGCATCGTCAATCTCTTTGTCGACCTGAAGATGAGTTACTGGTTGTTCCAGAACATCATCTTCAAGGACTTCGGGAGTATGGTAAGATGGTTGGTAGGAGAGTTAAAAATCTTTATGATCCTTTTAAGACAAGCGTTCCTAATGGAAGAGCTTGTGTTGAAGCTGGGCGCCACCTCGGTGGTAATCTAGCTCAATTAAAAGAAAATAAAAATTTTCAACTTTATTCCAATAATCCTATTTGCCATCAAGTTGATCAAGTACGGGTTGAACCTTATGTTCTGGGGCTTTTCGGAGCTCCAGGTTCGGGTAAAACCACATTGGTCCAATCTTTGGTTAGACATATCGGGAGTAAACTTTTTCCTGGGCTCGAACGCTCAAGATTAGTTTATTCTCGATCTTGTTCTACTAAACATTGGGATGGCTATAGTGGCCAACCAATTGTAGTACTTGACGATTTTGGGCAGAACCATACTTCTCGAGATGACATTGTCGAATTCGAGAATATTGTCTCTGTTAATGATCATGTGTTACCTATGGCTGACTTAAAGGAGAAAGGACAACATTTCCTTTCTCCTATAGTCATCCTTACCAGTAACTGTCGCCATGGTTCTGACCTTAGAACGGTCAATTCTACACATGTAGAAGAACCTTGGGCAGTCTGGAGACGTATCACATTACCTTTGCTAGTGGAAAAGGGAAGGATTAGTGAAATTATTCACCCTCCTTCTATTTCCCAACAAGCAGCATGGGTGGACAAGCATAGTTCCGATAGGGAGCGTTTTAACAACTCTACCCCTTGGAACCGAGTCCACACTTCATGCAGCGAGACTCTCGAATTAGAGGAATTAAGTGGAAGTGTATATGATCTTGTAGAAAGGATTGTAACTACCGTGAATGAC